ACTTGTTGACAGAATTAGTGCAGGCGAGATTCTTGAAAAGAAAATAAAAAATTCTGTTTTCATAAGAGGTGCTACAAAAACATTAGATAGAAAGGAACATTATGACGAAGTATCTACTGCAACAAATAAAATTATTATTGCCACATATGGAGTTGCCGCTGTTGGCATTAATATTCCTAGGATTTTCAATCTTGTTCTTATAGAACCAGGTAAGTCATTTGTTAGAGTGATACAAAGCATAGGAAGAGGCATACGTAAAGCAGAAGACAAAGAAAACGTAATGATATGGGATATAACCAGTCATTGTAAATTTGCCAGAAGACATCTCACACAAAGAAAAAAGTTTTACAAAGAGGCAAATTATCCGTATAATATAGAAAAGGTAGATACAGATTTATATGAAGATACTAACACTTGACGACCACAGTTATCCATTAGAAAAGATACCAGAGTATGTGGATGAGAAATTAAGATTTGCTGTACTAGACAATTCAGATCCAGATAACCCAGATTTCTTTTACATACCTTTAATTTTTTTAGAAAGTTTCAATTCGCCCGCGGCAGTATTAGAGATTGGCAAACAAAAAATTAACATGCCACTGGACTGGAAGATGCTGATAGGCGAACAGGGACAACCGGAGATGCACGTGTTACCAATCACGAGTTTGAACGACAGGGGATTTGATGCGTTCACATTCAATCCACTTTCCAGCACCAAGCCAGACTTCTATCCAATAGATATTGTCGATATCTACACAGAAGTAAAATGGTACTTTCCAAAAATCAAATCCGGACAATTACTTGCGGTTCCTTTGACAGACGGTCCAAAACCTATTTGTGCATATTTTGTCAAAGACATTTCAAGACAAAGTGAACAGATCGATTACGGTTCGGTATGGTAGAAAAGAAAAGAAAATTTTTCGAGTTGCGTAACGGACTTAAGGCTGTGGACTTCCGTAATAAGGACTACTACGACAGGATAGACGATCACGAAAAAAGTTTATATTCACCATATATGTTGATGCGGTATGTTTCAAACGTTTCGTCCAAAGACCAATTTTATGTTGAGCATTATGTTGAAATGGTGAACGAGTGTGTGAACAAACACTGTTTCACACTCGGATCAAAACACAAGAAATTGTTGTGGATATTAACTGCCATGTGTGGTGCTTTACAACAACAATTTCATCCATGGATAAAACCAATGAAACGTGTGCCAAACAAAAGTTTAAAACAACTACAGAAACTGTATCCAAACATGAAGGAATCAGATCTTGAAACACTAGATGCAGTGATCACAGACAAGGAAATAGAAGAACTTTTAGAATCACATGGACTTGAATCCAAATAAGTGTACCTATTGCGGTAAGGAGTTTACACGCGAACGAACTTTGCAAGTTCATTTGTGTGAACCAAAAAGACGTTTCCTACAAAAAAATGAAAAATGGGTGCAGAACGCATTTATTGTTTTCCAAAGATTTTTTCAAATACATCAACGAGGTGGCAAAGAAAAAAATTATGACGACTTCTGCAAAAGTCCTTACTACAATGCTTTTGTAAAATTTGGCCGCTTCATGATGCATATAAATCCATTGTATCCAGAAAAGTACATTGACTATGTAATCCTGTCAAAAATAAAATTGGATCATTGGGCTAGAGATGACTTGTATGAAGCGTATCTAGTTGAAACTTTGAAAGCAGAACCAGTAGAGTCAGCACTGCAAAGATCAATAGCCACAATGATGGATTGGGCACAAGAACAGAATGCACAATGGGCCGACTACTTTAGGTTGGTCAATACCAACAGAGCAGTGCAACACATACAGCAGGGAAAGATATCACCATGGCTGTTGCTTGGTTGCAATGCAGGGAAAAAACTGTTAAAATCATTTAACGACGAACAATTACAAATGATCGCAAAATACATAAGTTTAGAATTTTGGACACAAAAAATAAAAAGTTCTCCCGCTGATCAATTGTTTGTTCAGGAAACAGCCAAGGAGGCCAAAATTGAGTAGAACAAAACTAGAAATTGATCATGAATTGGATTTTGATCTGGAGGATGGAGATATGATTTTACACATTAAACACAACGGAGATATTGGTAAGGTGTGTATGCCTGACATGAATCCAGAGGTACAACAAAGTGTGGGTTATCACAAGATGTTACAAGTTTTGGAAATTTTAAAACCGGGAACCAGAGAGGAATTTGAAAAGTATCATGATAATATCAGGAAAGGCACTGTACACTAATGCCTGATGTAGACATAGATTTTCACGACAGAGATGGTGTATTGAAATTGTTCAAGCACACACCTGCCACTATCATCAAAGACGACAAGACAGAAAAACACAAAACAGGTGTGTACTTTCATGCTGTGCCAGAACATCCGGTAACAGGACACGCCAGTATAGATTACAAGAAAGCAGAAGACAGGGGATATTTCAAGATAGACATGTTGAATGTCAACATCTACAAAGATGTAAAATCGGAACAGGAACTTGTTGAACTAATGATACAGGAACCGGATTGGGATATGTTGAAAGACATAAAAATTGTAGATCAACTGTTCCATTTGAATGGTCATTTCAAAATTGTATCGCATTTGGAACCGCGTAACATCGAACAACTAGCGGCTGTGCTGGCAATAATACGTCCGGCAAAAAGGCACCTGATGTACAAGGATTGGCAAGACATCATGAAAGAAGTATGGATTAGACCCGCTGATGGCAGTTACTTCTTTAAAAAATCACATGCAGTTGCGTATGCTCAAGCCATTGTCGTGCAGATGAATTTGCTCACTCGCGGTAAATATAGTTTTGATGCAACATCAAAAAACTAAGAAAAAAATATCCAAAAAATCCAAACAAAAATCTAAGTCTTCATATCGTTCAGAGAATAACAGTTATCAGCCGGATAGTGGTTTAACACAACACTATATCACAACTGGTGCTATACTTCCTGAAAAAAAGACTAGATAGGTTTTCTTACCAATTGGATTGTGCGACGTTTCATCCTCTTTTTTGAAATCTCAGACAACTTGACTGTAGGTCCTGCAACAATCTTTACATCCTTGCTGTTCAGTGTAACCAATGTTGATCTAAAGTAACGAAAGTCTCCCTTCAGGAATATGTTTATTGGTAATTTGCGATTTGATTCATACCACCAAGTTTCACCGCATTTTAAGAATCTCATCTTGTCCTGTGGCATCATCAAGCGTCCGTAGTCGTAAAAACTTATTACGGCAGTGTCTTCATTCTGCACTATGCCAACAAATTCGAGATCACCCTTTTGAATCAGGCTTAAAAAAGGAAATTTATCCTTTAATGTATTAAAAATTTCACTCATGCTCTATCTATAAATACTGTTAAATATGTATTATGCAAACAGTCTCAAGGTATTTACTATCGCAGGTGGTAATAGCCTACGTAAATGGTTATCACGGGAGGAACTCTAAGGTGTACGATAGACGCTTAACACTACACAGAGGAGTGGACAATCCTATCACTTTTACATTCAAAAATGAGGATCAAAAGGCTCAGGACATCACTTCCAAGACATATGAGTTTAACATGATCGATACTGAATCCAAAAAGTCCGTGTTGACCAAAAGTCTTACCATACTGGATGACGGCTCTACAGTGAGCACAAAAGGTGATGCCAGTTGTACAATCACAGAGGGCGACCTAATATCGTTGAACGCAAAATTTTATAACTTTGCGGTAAGAGAAGTAGCATCAAATGGTGCAAGAACAGTCACTTATGCCGATACAGGATATGCGGCGGCGGGCACAATAGAACTGTTAGATGGTGCATATCCAGAAGTTGTAGACAGCACATCCATCACACAATTCACAGGAAATGGTGGTCCTTTACAATATACATCTGCAAGTATTGACGGCAGACCTGGTATCAACAACAACAAGGCTTTACATACCATTGCTGTGTATCCGCAAGGCTTTAGTGGTAAATTGATAGTGCAAGGCACAATGGCTAGTTCTCCTGCAGATGCAGATTATTTTGATGTGACATCGACTACATTCTCCAGTGCATCATCTGTAAGCACATTAAACTTTACCGGTGTTTACCATAATGTGAGATTCAGTTGGGACAACGATTCTGGTAATACAGGAAAGATTGACAAAATCCTTTATAGACAGTAAAATACACTATACACTATGCACTTTCCTATATTAGTTGCTGGCGATAGTTACTCATTGGATTGGCCCGCACAATTTTCGAAATTGGTTCCAAACCCAATAACAAATATTTCTTCTCGTGGTAGAAGTAATTTGTTTATTTGGTCTTCGACAGTAAATTACCTTGCAAGGGTTAAGACTAAACACAAGGTCATAGTTGGTAATAGTTTTATAACGAGAAAAGATACTTGGGTGGAAAATCAAATTAATAAAAAAACTTGGGATGAAGTACGGCATCCTGAACGGAAAAACGGAAATCTATCGATGCCATTACGACACTATGATAAAAAATATGAAGAATGGTTTAGAACTTCGGACATATGTACACTATGGCAAGAATATTATTATAATCTGTTTTGTTTTGCTCATACACTCAAATCGTTGGGACATGATTTTTTCTTATTCAATGCGGCGGTAAATGTAATGGGAGACCCGGAACTAAATTCTGATTTCCGTGGTTACTTATTCAACACACCTTATTACAATTGGTGTCATTCACAACCTAATATTTTACCAGGAGATACTTTTTCAATACCAACGTGGTGTGAGGGAAACAATGTTGAAACGACCAGCACAGGCCATATAGCAGATGCTGAAGGATGTTTGGTATTTTCAAAATGGTTGCACAAGCAAATGGTAGAAGCAAAGTTGCTCTAAATCATAATCCGTGTTATAATAAGTCATGAATCTCATACAGAATACAATTCTGACTAGTCTTCCTGCGAATAGAAAGAAGACCCCAAGCGGATGGATCAGTTTCAACGCACCCTGTTGTGTGTACAACGGCGAGTCTGCTGACCAGAAGAAACGAGGAGGAATAATGACCAGTGCGGACGGCACTGTGAGTTATCACTGCTTCAACTGTGGTTACAAGGCTTCGTACGTGATAGGCAGGAGATTAACACAACGTATGCGAACATTCATGAGTTACATCGGTATACCAGATGACACAATCAAGAAACTCGCGATAGAGGCAATGCGTCATGAAGAAGGCGAAACAAAATATGAAAAGAAAAAATTTGTAACATTCCACAAAAAACAAATGCCCAAGAACACAAACAGTTTGGGAGTTTGGCTGGAGAAGTATGTAGCCAAAGATTTAACAGCACCGCAATATAAAAAAATTGACGGCTTATTGAAATATCTCGAGGGAAGGGGAATAGACCCCACGTGGTACGATTTCATGTATTCGCCCGACTTCTACTTTAACTTTGATCAAAGAGTGATAATTCCTTTTTATTGGCGAGGTGATGTTGTTGGATACACAGGCAGGCTTTTTGAAAATGCTGAAAAAATAAAATACGTGACCGAAGTACAACCAGGATATGTATTCAACATGGACGCACAAAATTGGGATAGAAAGTTTGTGATTGTTACTGAAGGTCCGTTCGATGCAATTACCACTTCTGGTGTCAGCATTCTTGGTTCAGAGATAAATGACACACAGCGAGAATTGATAGAAGGGCTGAACAGACAAATCATAGTAGTTCCTGACAGAGACAAACCGGGAGAAAAATTAATTAGTCAAGCAATAGAATTTGGTTGGGGTGTTGCGTTTCCGGAGTGGCAAGATGATGTTGACGATGTGGCGGATGCTGTGTTAAAATATGGTAGACTTTTTACAATGCAATCAATATTGAAAAGCACAGAGACAAACAAATTAAAGATCGACTTGAAGAGAAAAATGTATGGCTGATTACACCTTTGATGTACAAAAACTTTATATAGAAATGATGTTGGCGGATGCCGAATCATTTGCTAGAGCACAAAATATATTCACGCCGGAAGCATTTGATCGTAAATTACAACCAATTGCCAAGTTCGTCAAAGATTACATGGAAGAATACAAGGTCATGCCTGATGTGGAACAGGTAAATGCCAAACACGATATAAAATTAAAATCAGCAAAAGATTTAGATCCAAACCATTTCAATTGGTTACTGGATGAATTTGAAACGTTTTCAAGACACAAGGCACTGGAACGTGCCATATTGCAGTCGGCAGACTTGCTGGAAAAAGGTGACTATGCTCCAGTAGAGGACATGATTAAAGACGCCGTGAGTATAGGACTGACAAAAGATCTTGGTACAGACTACTTTGAAGATCCAAAAAGTAGATTGGAGAAACTTAAAAACTCTAATGGACAAGTCAGCACAGGTTGGCCAAATCTCGACAAGAAACTGTTCGGTGGATTTAACCGAGGCGAACTAAACATTTTTGCAGGTGGATCAGGCGCAGGTAAAAGTTTGTTCTTGCAGAATCTTGCAGTGAATTGGTCAACTGCTGGTTTGAATACAGTGTACATCTCATTTGAATTGAGTGAAGAACTTACAGCGATGAGACTGGATGCCATGATGACAAACATTCCAACTAAAAAAGTTTTCCCAGAAATTGACAACGTTGAAATGAAAGTAAAAATGTTGGCAAAGAAATCCGGAGAACTCTACATCAAATATTTGCCATCGGGCAGTACGATATTAGATGTGAAAACTTATGTCAAAGAATTAGAACTAAAAACAAAAAAGAAAGTGGACTGTATTTTGATTGACTATTTGGATCTAATGATGCCAAAAAGCAAACGTGTTTCGCCAAGTGACTTGTTTATTAAAGACAAATATGTATCTGAGGAATTGAGAAACTTTGCTGTGGAATCACAGATGTTGTTGGCAACAGCATCACAGTTGAACAGAGCATCGGTTGAGGAAATAGAGTTTGATCATTCTCATATAGCAGGCGGATTATCCAAGATACAGACAGCAGACAACGTGATTGGTATATTCACATCAAGGGCAATGAAAGAACGTGGCAGATATCAAATACAATTCATGAAAACCAGATCAAGTTCGGGTGTGGGACAAAAAGTTGATTTGGAATTTGATGTTGACAGTCTGAGAATCAGAGACTTGGCAGATGATCCTGAATACAAACAATTCGACAAACAGAGAAGCACGATATATGATTCGCTAAAACAGAAGTCCAAAGTAAGCACGGACAAAACAGATGCACAACCAGATGTGCCAGATCCAACCAAAGGCGATAATATTGGCAAAGTTAAAGCCAATGTCGAGGGTGGCAAACTGAGACAACTGCTAAACGAACTGCATTCAGACGAAGAAATTTAATTAAAGTTCAAGCCAATTCAAAAAAGTTTTAGGAAAAATGTTGTACGACAAACCGCGTCTTTGACTTATTTGTTTAAGATATAACGAAAGTTGTTTCCGTTCCAGTTCAGTTGCCTTACGTTCTAGACCTTGTAAAACATATCTACCAAAATCGTCATTACTACCGGACCATTGATCAAGTAAAATGTCTTTACTGTTTTCATCGATTATGTGTTTCTGTAAAAACTTAGGATGTACATGAACCCCGTATTCCACGTGGGATTCATTATAACGTTTGTAAAAGTCATGTAAACCAAATAATGTCAAGTTTGTGACTGTGGCAATATGCTGGATTTTGATATTCCTTTCTTTTAATATTTGAATGTACTTTGCAAACTTATCAAATGTATTGTTATATCTATTAAAATTATAAAAGTTGCCTAGCGATTCGCCACTTACACAAAAAACTAAATTTTTCAAATGTGCCAGTTTATCCAGCATAGACACAAATCTTCTTTCACTTACACCCAGTCCTGTGATAATTTGTATTTGTGCATCTTGCGGACACACATTAATCAAATCAAGCAAATTGTTAGACAACAACGGTTCACCGCCTGTGATTGAAACTCTCTTTAACTTTTTCATAAGTGTAATTTCATTTAAAAATAATTCCATAAAACGTGATTTTGATTTTTCTTTTTGAGACATTTTATCATAGATGTCATTCCAGTTCTTTTCTAAATTATCATATAATCCGTGCTTTTTAATTTCTCTCCTCCATGTAGAACTGAACATTCCTCCACAGTAAACACAACTCAGATTACAGTCGGTATTCAACATTACATCAAGTGTTTCCACTTCCGATTCAACACTTTTGTAAAAAGGTTTTTTGTACTGCATTACAATTTGTCTCGTACTAACATCGCCGGTGTCTTCTGCTTTGTAGCATTTGTAATAGCAACTTTTGTTTTTGATACCTGCCAACATCTGCTTCCTTTCTTCGAGCATAAGATCTGTGTTAAAAATTTTTCCAGGATTTTGTTCTAGCCATTCGGAAGTGATGTTGTGTGGGTATGCTTCATGGCAGTTATATAACAATCTTTTTTCCACATCAATTTTTAGGTAGTTGAATTTATTTGCACAATACACGTTCATCGCCAATATTTAAGTGTGCTAATATTTTGGTCAATAATTTCAACAGTATTAAATATTCGCATGCGAAAGGTACACAATTGGTTTTTGCCAAATTACGATCAACACTATGAAGAATGGATGCGGGTCAATAACGAAGTATCTTATCAAAGGTTGCAGAGAGAATATGCACTTTCCAAAGTTAAGCAGTTCCGTACAGCAGTAGACATAGGTGGCAACATCGGATTCTGGAGCAAAGACTTCTGTAAAAGATTTCAGCATGTGGTGATATTTGAACCGGATGCATCTAATATAGAGTGCCTAGAAGCAAATTTATCAGACATGCAAAACTACAAACTACATAAAGTAGGCTTGGGTTCCGAAACAGCACAGAAAACATTTTACAAATCAAAAACCACCTCCGGTGGACACAGTTTTTTCAGAGATCAAATTTTCGAAACAGATGTGGAACAAACAGATTTACAGATAAAAAAATTAGACGACTACGAACTAACCAACATAGATCTAATAAAAATAGACACGCAGGGCAGTGAGTATGATATTATTATGGGTAGCAGGAACACGTTGTTGAACAACGACTGTGTGTTGAATGTGGAAATTGAACAAAAAACTCAATCGCAAAAACAAACCGGCAAAAAAATACACTCATATCTTAACGAGCTCGGTTATAAAGAGCATGGCAGATCACGTAAGAATGAAGTGGTTTTTACCAAAAGGCGTAAAGCGTAAATTACCAAAAAGCGTTTTAAAAGAAAATTACGCGAAGCGTAAAAAAGCGTAAAGTCGGCCTATCCTGAATAGACCGACTCCACAATGTCGTATTAGAATGTAAATTTGATTCCAGCGGCCATGTCCTGTGTGTCAACACCTGACGTGACTTCTGTTCTTTCCACGGCACCATACAGTGTCAAGTTTTCACCGATCTGCTTTTCGGCTCCAACTGTTGTGTATGCGTTGCCATCTTCAATTTTACCATATCCAACGCTGAATGTCGTGTCATTGATCAAATGTGACACAACAACATCATTCGCTGATGTTTCCAGGCCTGTTGATTCAACATCCTTGATAGTGTGATTGTATCCTATCTTGGTCGCATCAGACAGTGCGAAACCAACACCTGCACCCATGTACTCGATGTTGTTTACCTTGTCGTCGCTGTATGCCACGCCCAAGTTTAGTGCATCACTGACATCGATAGATGCCGCTGTCTCGTAGACGTCGATACCCGACTTGCCTGTTGATCCATCAACCTTGACCAAGTTGTCAAATTTGACAGCACCAATGTTGTTCGAGTAGATCACAGTGTGTGCGTCTCTGCTGAATAACTTCTGAGATGCACTGTTTCCGTATTCCGGAAACACATCGGTCTTTGATGTCACCGCACCCTTGAACACCGAATCCTGTCTACCCGCTGATAACACACCTGCTGTGCCCAGGTCCACGCCGGCAAATGCCAGTTTGGAATCAAAAGGATTGGATCCAGAGTCGTCGGTGTCGATCGCCACTTCGATAGTGGCAAATCCCTTGGCACCTTCTGTGATGTCCTGTGAGAAATTGGCCCCAATGCTGGAACCGTTGTTCTCGGCCTTTGATGTTGCGACGCCGTTTGCGTCCTCGTTATTGGAAAGCATATAGTTCAATGAACCGTATACCTCCATGTTGGCCGCCTGTACCGGTGCTGGTTTTAACACCTGCCATATCACCACTGCCGCGATGATTATAGCCACACCGATGGCCGTCCATTTTTTCTTGTTTTTCATATATGTGATTTCTCCTTGTATGTCCATTATATGATGGTTGTGCGACCACAGGCCTTGTGATCGCGATCGGATTGTACTACATATTTATCATAAAAGCAACCTATAATTGCAACTAAATTACCAGTGCGGATTGTGTGTCAGAGACCCGTGAACAGCCTGTTGAGCTGTTGTTGATGTGCCTGTATTCTCGTTGCACGTTTGGGAGCATACAGGAATTTCCTGCCATGCATGGTGCCCGGCAACAGAGGCAGACTGCATTCCAGCAAGTGCTTTGACATCACCACCATGCCGTCGATGTAGATCATGTTGTCAAAACCGTGTGGTGGGGTCAGCAGTATATCCGTCATCCTGGAAAAGCGTTGTCCACAGTGTGGATTGATGTCCAACACCACGGTGTGTAGGTCGCCCGGTGCCTGTTCGAACGAACTCCAGTCCTGCTCGAAGTGATCGCCATCCTCATGGCTTGATATCATCATGTCATACGTTTTCCATTTACCGAGTTGACTGTCTTCCACACGCAACTGGAAGTTGTCGTTTTTGTGCGGCATCATGTCTCTGATCTGCTTTGCAAATTTCTCTCGGTGCGGTCTGGGAATGAAATAGTAGGCATCTATAGCATGGAACACCTTGCCTGTGTGGTGTATGTGTTTCCAGATCTGTTCGGCCACGCCACCACTGCCGGCACCTATCTCAATGGTGCTCCGGATCACAATGTTTTCTTTCATGATGGTGGCCAGGTATTCGGTCTGCCTCTCGCTCCACTGCTGTGGTCGATTTTTCTTGAAACTGGACTGCATGGAAAAAATATTTATAGCACCGGAGTATGCAGTAAATATTTTGATGTCGTACAGTCTAGCACGTTTGTTGTCCATAGCCGTAATCACCAGAGTGGCCTCGCCCACTCACGAATACGGAGACCTTGCCAAGTTGGAGGAAAACTTGCGAACATTCTACAACAAATCCGGAGCAGTGCGACACACCTGCCACAGGCAACTACTGGAAAATTTGGATCTTGATGTACTGTCAAACGCAGACATACTGGCACAGTACGAAAGCACATTTACCAATTGGATAGACGCACATCCAACAAACACGGTGCTGGGAATGAAAAATTACCAAGCAGATATCATGCAGGGGTCAACCCAGGCCATAGATCACTGGCATGCCGAACACAAAGAAAAGAATGTGGTGTGCCTCAAGGGCGAATATCCATATCATGCCATTGTGAGGAAAAATTTTAAAAGATCATACAGAGAGATCATCTCCGCAGATGAAATTAAAGAAGGTGATGCATTCCTGGTTAGTCTACCATTCTACGACACCGGCAACATGCCGTCACAACTGAACGAGTTGCTTGACACGTGTTACAACAAGGGAGTACCGGTGATGCTTGACTGCGTTTGGTATCCTATTGCGGACAATATCATAGTGCCTGCGGATCATCCCGCGGTGGACTGTGTTGCTTTCAGCCTCAGCAAAACCTTTCCGTTGGCTTATGCTAGATGTGGACTGCGTCTCACTAAAAAAGATTACAACGATGGTGGGAAGGTGCACAGTTTTGTAAATTACAACAACAGGATGACAGCAACAATAGGATTGAAGTTTTTACAGGCATACAAAGGCAACTGGGTAGTATCTAGATTTTCAACCTTACGGGATAAGATATGTGATAGGCTAGACATGAAAAAAACATCTTGTGTGACTGTTGTGCAGGGAAATGAAACATGGCGACCTTACACAGATGACTATAAACACTCAATCAAAAAACTGTACGACTTACAGGCATCGGTTTTCCAATCAAGTGTTTCAAAACTGGGCATACAAAATCTTTTGCAGTACGACAGTTATGTTGAAAAAATAATCGACATGGACGAACAACAACTTCAACAGGAAATCAAAAAGAATATAAGAGACCACCAGAATGCAAATTGATATTGCAAAAATTGTGAGAAGCGAACACGAGGACAATCACTTGGGTAGATGTTTTGAAAGTCCTGACGCACAATTAAGATATGTGCCAATTCCCAAGTGCGGATCAACAACAGGCGAGCGATGGTGCTTGGACAACAACTGGACACGAAAAAACTATCTAGCCGACCCGGGCAATCAAAAATACATAGCAATCATACGAGAGCCGTGGAACCGATGGATGTCAGCAGTTGATATGTACCTGAGATGGAACTTGGGAAAGACCTGGACGGAAACTTCAAAGGATCATCTCGAAGTTATTGCAAAGACAATCATCATGGATCAACACTCTGAACGACAGGCTTTATATTTGCACAACATAAAATCGTCAAATCTAACTTTGTTGAAACTGGACGATTCATTATCTAAAAATTGGGAAGGCATCACAGGACAACAATTACCAGTACGACATTGGAATCCCAAAAGCGGAGAGACTGTATCTGGTATAGAAGAAAAACATCTCAACCGAGAATGGTTTGATAAGTTGTATAACAACAAAGCATGGCGGGAAAGATTCACAAAAATTTATAACGCAGATTTTGAATTATGGAACAAAACATGAATTTAAGAGAATACATAGATTGGTGCGACACAATAGACTGTTACAAAGACAGCGAGCAATATGGTGACACAGACTCGTGGGCATACACCAACTGTCCCCTCACCGACAGTGAACGCAAACATATCTTGCAGTTGTACGAGAGAAAAATTAGACCCAACATGGAAGATATCAGTGTCAAAGGAAACGAGGGATATGATCACATATACAATGATGTGTTGCAGGCATGGGCTGACAGACAATACAAATCAAACATCAGGTCATGCGGTTGCGGACAGTTCTCTCGTGTGGAGGCTAAAATACAGGTGCAACAGCCGGGCGAGCAATGTGATCCACATATAGATCTGTTGCCTGGTTTCCTAGACAAAATATGTCAAGAACGTCCAGCATTGAACTATGTCAAGCATTCACTTCAGAGACCTGCTGTTGAATGTTTTAGAATTTTCATTGCATTGGAAGATCATGTTGATGGACAAATATTTGATATAAACGGACATCGGTGGAAATGGAGGGCCGGAGATCAAATAAAAATGAATCCATGGACTGCAATACACTACACAAAGAATGTTAGCAACATACCGAGGCCTTTGATCAAGATAACCGGTGCGAGATACTAATGATATCAAAAAGACTGTTCAAACATTACAACATAGATATATCAAAAGATTTAAAGATCCAACATCGGTGCCCTAGACCATTTGACACGGTACTCATAGACAAAACGGGATCGTGCTATGCCTGTGAATGCCAGTCATGGTTGCCGCAGAGCATAGGAAACCTACAGATCAAATCACTGGAGGAAATTATTGGCAGTGACATGCACCAACACTTGCAGAGTTCCATCACAGATGGTACCTATCGTTATTGCAATGAACACCAGTGCTCATACATAAAGTCAAATGCTGTATTGCATGGCCGGCCGGATCGCATACAGCATCTAAGACTTGCCAT